GGCAGAACCTAGCTGACATCTGGAAAGTATCCATTGATGAAGTCCAAGAGATGCGTTGCGGTAACTGCGCTGCATTTATCCAAACCCCAGAGATGATGGAATGCATCGTCAACGGCATTGATGACGAAGAAGATGGGTACGCAAGTGACGTACAGGACGCAGCCAACCTTGGTTACTGTGAACTGTTTGACTTTAAGTGCGCTGGCGCACGGACTTGTTCCGCTTGGTTGGCTGGTGGCCCTATCACCAAAAAGATGACCAAGGGTCAGCAGAATATGCTGATGATGGCTAAAACCGAATACGACACAGAGGATGATGAATCATGATTGAAAGTCTTCTACTTGATGCTTTTATGCAGTCTCTCGCTCAAGCTGGAACTGAGGCCGCTGCCGGAGCCGCAACTGGTGCTGCAACAGGGGCTGTTGCTGGAGATGCGTTAGCAAGCGCACTGCCCACACCAGAAATTGGTTTGACAGAACCAGCATTCCCTATGGCTATGGCTGACAATATTCTTCCTCAGCAAACTGCTATGCAAGCAGCACCCATGAATGTCGGTCAAGCTGTAGGAAATTTTGCAACTCAGTCTTTTGGTCAGCAAATCAAGCCTGAGATGAACTTGTACAACCAAATCACAAACCCCAACGCTACTGCTGGTGACATGGCTCGTTCTGCTTTTGAATACAGCATTCAGTCTGATAAAGACCCGCAAAATAGGGTAACTATCCCTGCTATGGGCAACATGAACCCATACGCAAACATGGCAAACAATACCGTTGGTGGTATTCCCTCTTTGTTGCAAAACACCCAATCTGGCCTACTGCCATTTTTTGGCTCACGCTAAGGAATTGATATGAACGAGAACCCAATGTTGATGGCAGAAAAACTTCAAGGAGTTATTTCTGCTGAAATCTATGATGCCATTTCTTTCATTGATGACGACATTGGCGGCAATCGTGCATTGGCTACTGGCTATTACTACGGCGCACCCTTTGGTGACGAAGAGGATGGTCGTTCACAAGTAGTATCGATGGATGTACGAGATACCGTACAAGGCATCCTGCCAAGCTTGATGCGTATTTTCTTTGGCCCAGAGCGTGTGGTTGAGTTTATGCCTCAAGGTCCAGAAGACGTTGCAAGCGCAGATCAGGCTACTGACTACGTTGACTTCATCTTCAAGCGTGATAACCCCGGCTTTAAGATCCTGCACTCTGCTTTTAAAGACGCACTGGTCCGTAAGTGCGGTATTGTGAAGTACTGGTGGGATGAGTCGGTTCAGGTCAGTGCTGAGTCGTTTTCTATGCTGGACGAGCAAAGCATGATGATGCTGGTTGAGAATCCAGACGTTGAGATCTCTGCTGTTCGTGAATATCCAGTGCCTGGAACAGAGCCAATGAATGAGGCTCAAGGCATCATGACTCCTCCTCCAATGATGTATGACGTTGAGATCAAGCGCCGCATCAAGTCAGGCAAAGTCAAGATTGAGGCATTGCCACCAGAAGAGTTCTTGATTGACCGCCGTGCCAAGTCAATTGATGAGGCCATCTTTGTTGGTCACCGCACAATGAAGACCGTAAGCGAGTTGGTCGCTATGGGCTATGACTATGACGAGATGGTCGAAGCATCAGGTAACGGCAACGACTTTGATAACAACCAAGAATATCAAGCTCGTAACCCGTTTGCTGTGATCAGCACATCGAATAACGGTGACCCATCAAGCAAGAGCGTTCTGTACATTGAAGGCTACCTGAAGGTGGACTTTGATGGTGACGGCATTGCAGAGTTGCGCCGTATCTGCACCATCGGCACAAGCAACAAGGTAATCCGTAACGAAATCGTTGCTGAACGACAGTTTGCTGACTTCTGCCCAGATCCAGAGCCACACACCTTCTTTGGTATGTGCCCTGCTGATGTGGTCATGGACATTCAGCGTATCAAGTCCAATGTCCAACGTGGCATTTTGGACTCCTTGGCCCAAGCCATCCACCCCCGTACAGCGATTGTCGAGGGTCAGGCCAACATGGAAGATGTGCTGAATACAGAAGTCGGTGCTGTTATCCGTATGAGAGCGCCAGGAATGGTTCAGCCTTTTGTCACTCCTTTTGTTGGTCAAGCAGCATTCCCCATGCTGGATTACTTGGATGACATCAAACAGACCCGTACAGGCATTTCCAAGGCTGCTGCTGGCCTAGATGCTGATGCACTGCAAAGCACCACCAAGGCTGCTGTTTCTGCCACCGTCAATGCTGCTCACCAGCACATTGAGATGATTGCCCGGATCTTTGCTGAAACGGGTATGCGTAAGCTGTTTACAGGCATCTTGAAGTTGGTTGTGGAAAACCAAGACCGCGCCCGAATGATCAAGTTGCGTAACACCTTTGTGCCAATTGACCCCCGTTCTTGGGATGCCAATATGGATGTCATCGTGAATGTGGGTGTTGGTGACGGAACAATTGAAGACCGAATCAATATCTTGAATCAAGTGGCAATGCGTCAGGAAATGCTGATTAAAGAAACCGGGCCTAATAACCCCGTTGTTTCTGTACAACAGTACACCAACACATTGACCAAGATGCTTCAGTTGGCTGGCATTAAGGATTCGCAGAATTACTTTAATCAGTTACCTGCTGACTTCCAAATGCCCCAGCCTCCAGAGCCAAAGCCCACTCCAGAGGAAATGCTGGCGCAGGTTCAGGCTCAATCTATTCAAGCTGATATTCAAAAGAAAGCCGCTGAATTGCAGTTGGACCGTGAAAAAGCATTGTTGGCAGATGACCGGGAACGTGATCGTATTGAACAAGATGGTATCTTGCGTAGATATGAGCTAGAATTGAAATACGGTGTACAAATTCAAAGTGCAGAGATAAATGCTGCAATGAATAAAGACCGAGAGTTAATCCGTCAACAAGCTGCAATGAGTCAAGTGCCTCAACAGCCCCAACCTATGATGTGACATGGATGATTTAGAAATTAACCTCGCAAGAGGTGACAGAGCAAAACTTCTACTAGAGGACGAACTTCTAGTAGAAATGCTGAAGAAGATTGAGGATGATTGTTACCGTGAGATTCGGGCTTCCAAGTTAATGGAGGGTCCGATTAGAGAGCAAGCGTATTTGCTTTTGACCACGGTAGATATTCTGCGATCTAAGCTGCGTTCTGTTATGGATACCGGAAAGATGGCAGAAGTTGCTTTAGCGAGAACTCGTGGTCGTCCCCGTAAAAATCCAGATTTCAATTAAGAGGAAAATATGTCCGATAACGCACAAGCAGTCGGTTCGATTACAGTAAACCAAGCAGCACAAAGCTTTGCTTCCATGCTAGACACCCAAGAGGGCGTTGACACTGGAGCAGAGGTGCAACCAGAGGAGGAGCAATCCGAATCTGAGTCTGAAGAGGTGGAATCTGCGGAGCCGCAAGATGAAACAGAGGAAGTCTCGGAAGAAGTAGAAGGCGAAGACGAAGAAGCCGAAGAGCAACCCCGTAAGGAACAGAAATTTGTCGTCAAAGTTGATGGCAAAGAAATCGAAGTCCCGAAGGATGAGTTGATCCGAGGTTATCAACGTGAAGCTGACTACACACGGAAAACGCAGAAACTAGCAGAAGAGCGCAAATTTGTGGAGTCTGAGTTTCAGCAAGTACGTGGTGAGCGTGAGCAATATGCTCAGATATTGGGGCAATTACAGCAAAAATTGCAGGAGTTTGAGCCACCAGAGCCTGATTGGAACCGTTTAGAAGTTGAAGACCCGACTGAATATGCCCGTCAATGGACATCACATCAGCGGCGTAATCAACAGAAGTATGCGATTCAAGCAGAGCAGATGCGGTTACAACAAATGCAACAAGCTGAAGCACATAAGCAGATCCAATCTGTTTTGGCACAAGAAGTTGTTGCTTTGAAAGAGAAAATTCCCGAGTGGAGTTCTCCAGAGAAGGCCAAAGCAGAAGGCAAAGCTTTAATGGAATACGGTCAGAGCATGGGCTTTTCCGAGCAGGAACTGAACGGCATTACTGATTCACGGGCATTGCTTGCACTCCATAAGGCGTGGAAGTATGACCAGATGGTTAGTAAGCGTCCAGAACTCCAAGCAAAGATTAAAAAAGCACCACGCATGGCAACTCCAGGTTCAGTGGGTAGCGTGAGTTCCAAGTCTGGTGATATTAACAACGCAAAAAAACGTCTTGCACAGACCGGAAGCGTCAGAGATGCCGCATCCCTTTTTGAAAAGTTCATCTGAGGATTTATCATGGCAGCAATTACCAACACCTACACCCGATATGACGCTAAGGGCATTCGGGAAGACCTCTCCAACGTGATCTATCAGATCTCGCCAGAAGAGAC